TAGATTGTAAACCTTCGCGAAGAATTTCTGTTAATTCTTCTTTAATAACCTCACGTACAGCTATTTTAAGTGCTTTTATAAGTGTTTTTGAATCCATATGAAAATTTATAAATAAATATGTTAGTTAATAATTTACGGGTAGTCCCCATTCAGTATCTGAAATCTTAGGACCATATATTAATCTAGATTCGGGATTCAAGAAAAAATCTCCTTGTTTACCTTGATTAATAGTAGGCGTTTCATTTATAGAACCTACAAATACTTTGCTTGGCGCTTCTAATAAATCTAACAATGAACGCTGCTGTTGTTGCAATTCTAATATTAATTCTTCACGTAAATCAATATCTGTTTGTGTTACATTGTATAATTGATAAAATTTAGATTCTAAATTTATTGTAGATACGGTATCTAAATATGCATTTACCGTTGTATATTCAGATGTAACTGGTATAGCTTCATCATTGCAAATAGCAGATAACTTGTCAATAACGGGTACTAAAATCTTTAATAATGCCCGTAACGATAAAACTAAGCCTGTTACAGTTAAAGAAATCTGAGCAACTGCCGCTAATATATTTGCTACTAATTCTTTTTGCAATGTTCTAGATTCTTCTATTGCAGAAACTGTCGGCAATGGATTTGCTAATGCTGCAGATGCAATTGTTGCTGCAATTTGAGCAGCTATAGTTAATACTGCCAAAATTTGACTTAACGGTTCTAATACAGAATTAATTTGCGTAATGATGTTGTTTAATTGAACCAATGATTGTTTAACTTTTACAACTCTAGGATCTGTGCATTTAATATTCTTTGATAATTTATTTGCATCTTTTAAAATATCACTAACAGTATCATTTAAAAGTTTTTTAATTGATTCTATAGATGCAGCAATTGCAATAGCAGCAACTGCAGGTTTATTTGTTATCAAATTTAATGGGGGTGATACTGCCATATTAGTTGTTCTTTATTTTATATTTCGTACTATTTAATTCTGGCAACAAATTATATATCTGACTTATTAATAAAGTTGCATTTGTTTTTGCTATACCGCCATTAGTATCAGTACATCCTGCTTGTATTGCAGATGTTAATAAATCTAATATTTTATATAAAACAGTTCCATGTGGTATTGGTTCATCTGCATCATCTGCCCCAATTCGAACTTCACCTTTAGTATTTAAAACAATACCTTCTTCGGAATCTAATACTGCTACATCTTTTTTAGCTCGTAAAATTATTCGGTCACCTACGCCTATAAATTGTGAGCCTAGGAAATTTGTATAATATGTTAAGTTGTTAGAAAGATTTAGTTTATCAATGTTTTGTGTACTAGTTAAATATAATGAAGAATCATCGGTTTGTATGTTTTCTACAACAAACTTTTTATCTTTACTAGTTTTTGATGAATTTGATAATATAATTATCGGATCTGTAGTTTTATCACCAGACCATGTTGGCGATGGATTGTATTTGCCTGTATTAATTGTACTACTAAATCTAATTGAATTACCATATCTACCTTCAATTAAAATATCACCTAAATATGGTTGTAATATAGGTGTAGCACGTTGAATAAAATTAGGATCTGGTTTAAATATCTTACTATTAACCGGTAATATGTTAGAATTAACATTTGACTGTATGCCAATTGTAGGAAAGTAATACCATTGCAATTTTCTTGTTAAATAGCTTGAGGTATGATCATATCCTTGAAACAATAAAACCGTCTCTCCAGTAACTGGTATTTGTTTGATATTAGAAAATGCAGGCTTTACATCTCGCAAAATTTTAAAATTATTTTGCTGTTGAATTTCTACATTGATAGTAAACAACATATTAACATCAGTATCACTTGTATAAGTAATATCTGATTCTAAGACTTGACCGAAATAAAAGTTAATGTAATTTTGATCAATCATTAACGCCTTTACTGATTTGCTCTTTTACTTGATTGGCACGTTGTTGTAGAATTTTATCTTCCTGACTAAAGTCATCTAATTCTTCTAAATCACTCGATAGAGTTTGTTCAGCAACTCGTAACAATTGTTGTTTTTCTTCATCTGATAGCAAACTATCAGCACCAGTAATTGTTTGTTTTGTTGAAATGTATCGCTGCACAATTGCAGTTAATTTAACTAGATGATCATCATTTTTAATTGATACATCTAAAATGTCCTTGATCAATGGCATAACTACCGTAGCATCTGATGCATTTTTTATTAATGGCTGCAACGATGCTATCAATTGATTCATTTGTCTATCCTTCTTTTTAGAATTATGATAGACATCAGACATTAAGTCAGAAAAAGAAGTCCCTTTAAATAATTCATCATTCCTGTCCATAACGTAAAATCCTTTAATAATAAATATTAAAAGGGTAAATTTACGAAATTTGAACGTTCATATTCAAGAAAGTTTTCATCATAAATTTGTTTTAATACTTTTACGACTCTAGTTATGTTGCTTGTTTCTAAACCCGTACGTTCTCGAATAAAAATATAAAGAGCTTTTTTATTAAAATCTTCTATATTCTCTCTGCTTTCAAAAATATGAAGAACTGAATCTGCAACATGAATATCTGCAGGATTTGTAAAAATGTAATTTAAATTGTCATAACAATATTCAATATACGCATCCATGAAATAATGCAACGTTTCTTGCATTTCTTCATTATGTATCTCTGTTATGATATTGCGTTGTTCATCAACATCAATTTCTAATGCATCTGCTTTTAACTTGCTATATGCTTTTTGGTTTTCTGCAATCAAATAATTGAATGATGTTCTTGTATAATAAGAATATGCTTTTCCAGCATTTGGATTAAATTTATTCAAACGTTCAGTTAAATATGTAACCAAATCGGTTTGTAAATCCGTGAATGATGAATCAATATAAGTTGGCTTAACTTTATTAATTAAGTTTTCTGCCATCTTCATGAATGCAGGATAAATAAATCTTCGATAGATTTTTTCTCGCATTGCAGGATGTATATCCGTACGATTATATGCAGAAATTGCATAATCTGTTATCTTAGTAAAATATACGTTACTTTTCTTACGCTTCGCTGCCATCAAATTGTTCCTTTAATTCTGTTACAACCTGATTCAATAATTGAAACGTTGTTCCTGCTTCATCTTCTGATTCAAATGCACCTAAATGATCTATTTGTTTCATTGCATCATATGACTGTGCAATTCTATCATACATGAATTGATTGGTAGATTCTAATTCTTCGATGTATTCTTGAGCTTCTGCTAAAGATCCTGCCAAATACCAAACTCTAAAAGAAAGATATACTACAGACAATAACAATATAACTATTAATAATCCAGCTATCATCTTAATCCTGTTTAAATGCATTAAAAATATCCGTCAATGTTTGTTCAACATCTGGGTTATTTTCTGCTAGATTTTTCAATCCATTACTTTTTTGAATACGGCTTTTTTCTGAAGATACTTTTGGTGTTTCATTGTTACGATTTCTCCAACGCTCAAATTCAATTTGCGCAGCCATATGATCTCCATGATGCAAAATGATTGGCAAATTGGTTTTTAATTTAGCTTGAGCTGATCGAGCAACAAAATACGGTTTATTTGCATCATCATACATCCCATCATGAATCTTGATTGCTTGATATTCTGTCCAGGACATTTTAACATCATACTTTTGAAGCAACCAAATTGATAGATCCGGTACCATAGTGAATGGAATGTTTTCATTGTGTTTATACATCTTGTTTTGGTTCTTGCGATGCCAATCAGATGTTTCTACTTGATAAACTTCATTACCGTCTCCTGGAAATCCTACTTTACCTAAATCATGATGCATTGCTGCAAAACGAAGTTCTTCAATAGTATAACCAGATATATCTGCACCCATTTCAGACCAAGACTCATAAAGTTTCTCAGTGCATTCAATAACGCGAAGTACGTGATCTACATAACCACCTGCAAAGGCATTGTGGAAATGTGCCATTGAAGATGCCGGCATCATTACCATGCGTTCTTCAAAGTCATCATACATTTTATTA